ATTTATTAACTATCTCTACACTTTGAACAGATGCAACACCTTCTACCATAGCAAGTGTTAATTCTATATCAGAAAGATTTATTGGTTGGTTAAATTGCCAGTTGTTTACATCAAAGAATGATTTTAACTCATTTATACAAGTCAAAACAATCTCCCTCTGATTAAAGTTTTTGTAAGTAGTTATCTCAAAGTTAACACCAATATTAATAATAAATCCATCTATTATATTAATACCATCGGTTAACATTCTATATTCATTTATATAAGTCTTTAAATTTTCTTTAACCGCTCTGTTAAGATTAGTTAGATTTCCATTAGAGTCATATCCCAGTGTATATAAGTTAATCGCAAATGGATTTACTAATTCTGTATTTTGTGTTGTTTTTTGAACAAAACTTCTTACGATATCCTTAATCTCAGTAGTTGAAGGTAAATTACCTCCCTGAGAAATAGCGTATGTTGAAATAGTTTTAACTATGTTGGTAAACTCATCTAAATTATCAGTTGAGTTTAAAATACTTTCAGGTGAATTCGAATTCAATGAATTATCACCTATAGCAAATACTTTAGCAATAGAACCAAATTTAGAAGGCATTGATAATGCTCTAATTTGATAATCCTTTGCAGTTACTGCTCTGTTTTGAGATGCAAAGTTTGCCAATGCACTTTCTCTAATCTCTTCAATAGTATCAACTCCTCTACCTCCTTTGGCAGGTATCTCATTTTCAACTGCTATTGAATTTTTTACAAACGCTAATATAGTTTCATCTAAATCAGATGTGGTGACCGAACTATCATCAAATACAATTCTAGTTATAGAACTCAAATCTCCTTGCGGAACATTTGAACTAATTCCACCTCCTATTAAATAATTAACAGTTACAGTTGTATTAGCCGGAGCCTGTCCGTATGTTTTTGTTTTTAAGAAGTTGGTTGGGTCGTATGATTCTCCAATTCTATCTATAGAACTATTTAATCCAAGCCCTACATTTTTTACATTGGGTATAATTAATTCATCTGATAAAGAACTATCTCCTCCGCCAAAATTAATAGATGTAGTGAAATCATCATTTACTTTAGTTGTGAATCTTCTGCTTGTTTTTAGAAGTTTAAGTAAATATGGGACTGTATCTCTAAATTGATATAAATCTGGGTCGTTCTGCTCTACATTAGGATAATCAATGTATATCGTTTCCTGTGCTAAATATGGAACTTCATACCATTTATTACCATCTTCATCCGTTACTGATTCAATAGAAATTACATTTGTATCGTCTAACATAATAGAAGAAAATGCTTCTGCTGAACCAAATGTTTTCGTAACATTGACTTCCGTAGCTGATATAGCCTGTATTTGTTTCTTTATTAGAAAATAATCTGGATTATTCGTTAATTCATTTACACTATATACACTTATTTCTCTATCGGTTGGGTCATTAAAATCTAAGTTTTCAACAGTTCTAAAAGTTATATCTCCGTTTGAAGTTGATTTAACTGCTAGTCCAGAATTTATTCTTAATAAATATCTCGTATCAACTTGTCCTGCTGCATCCGATTTACATAATTGATAAACCGATAATGTGGTTACAGCCGGTGCAGTTGATTTAGGTTTATATCCTAAAAGGTTAGCTAATGCAAAAACATTTTTCTCTTCTCCTGCATATTGTATCAAACTTTCCTTTAATGAAGAATCTGTATAATAACCCAATACATCTCCTATATAAGATGCCATCTCTATGAACATCATACCAGGAGAAGTTTCATTAAAATCGTTATAGGTATTAGGAAAATACGTTTTAGAATACTCTATTAGATTTTTTCTAAATGCTTCGAAATCTTTACCTAAATAGGATATATCTCTACTATTTTTACCTATATTCTTATTTGTTACTTTAAATGCCATTATTGGATTACATTAAATGTTACTGTTTCTAAATTTTGTTGACCCGAAACTCTAAACTTAAGTGTAACTGTAAAGAAGTATGTATCTCTACTTGTGTTTGATTGGTCTACCCCTATATCTTCAATTGATACATATGGCATCCATTTTTGAACAGCATCCTCTATAGATGATTCGATTTCACTTTCCAAATCATCAGTATTTGATGAAAAAAGTGCATCATATAAAGTTGTACCAAAATCCGGTTGCATCAATCTTTCACCTTTTCTGGTTAAGATTAGATTTTTAATATTAGATTTAACCTGCTCTGAAGTTTGATAAGATTGAGCAAAGAATCCTCCATTTCCCCTTTGAATTGGGAGAGTTATTCCTATTGCTACCCTATCTTTTTCAGGTAGGTCTTTTACTAACTTAGGGCCGGTTATAATCGCCATTATCTATTTTTATCTTTACTTGCTTTCAAAACCGCTGCACTTCTTGCTATCGCTTTATCTAATATATCGTTTCCAGTACTGATTGGTGCGGATGGATTAGCATATTGTGGTTGCATTCCCATCTGTGGATTACCATATCCAATCATTTCAGGTGTTAATGTTCCATAATCACCATCTGTTCTAGAAAAGTTAGGTCTTACCATTGTTTCGTTTAAAACCTGATTTAATAGAGGATTTCTAGATAATGTCTTTTCTTCTCTATCTCTGTTAAGAATTTTGTCAGCTAAATCGAACGGGTCAGCACTTTCCTCAACTAAGTTCATAAGAGATGAATTAGTTGTCTTAGTAGATGGTTGTGATTTCTTAACCTCTGCTAATACCTCTTTTCGTATCTCCTCCTTAATTAGGGATATTTCTTTCTTTACTTCCTCCTGAACGATTATTTGAATTGCTTTAAATAGTTTGTTCGTGTCCATACATTGTTTGTTGTTTATATAAATATTTAGTTTTATTATTTGGTAAAATTATCCCTGAGTTACTTTTTTAGTAGTAGGTGTTGTCGCTGCCGTTAGAGTAGAATTAGATACACCAGATGCACCAAATGATATACCCAGTAACTTAGAAATCTTTTGTCCTCCTTGTGCAATAAGTGAATTTTGTTTGTTTCCACCTGATAGTACACCTTTATTACTAATTCTTCTTCTTACGAAATATGATGCAAGCTCTCCAGAATCTTTCATTCCACCCAGATATTTAGATTTAATTTCCCTCGCCCATCCCTGAAACCATCCTGGTCCATTCCAAGTTGCATATACAAAGTTAAACATCAACCTGCCATCTGAATTTATGACATCTATAATTTCCTTATCTCCTATGTAATTTTCTAGAAACTTATCATAGTTCCTCTTTATCATAGCACAACACAATCGGTATAATTGGTCTCTTAACTGTCCACTAGGTAAATAGTTATAACTCCACGCCTTTCTAGCATTTTTTGCATCTATTAGAGCCCAAAACTTTCTACCTTCCGATGTCTCATTAATAGTTCCTCCAGTTTTCCTATCTATACCATACATTGTTTCTCCGGATGCACTATATCTACCATCTTTTATTCTACCATCTGCTAACATATCAGGATGGTAATATCCACCTTCTAATTCCTTAATAACTCTAGAACAAACTGTATTGAAATCATTTTGTTCTTTTGTGATAGAACCAGATGTTACATTATATGAACCACTTGCACCATTTAATAAATTTTCAAGTGAACCTGAATCCGATGCACCATTCTCCCAAGCAAATATCAAATCTTCTACAGTTTCAAATCCACCTAATGATTGTAATAAATTTTTCTGTTCTATTTCATTATTTTCAATTATTTTAGATGCATCAACGGTATATCCAACCCAGGGAACAATTCCAGGACCTATAGTTGCCGCTGGCGCAACACCATATACAGCCATTACATTGTACACACCACTAAGTGTTTTAAAATGTGCTTCGGCAGCATTTATAAAATTTTCTATAAATGGTGTAACCGTACTTTCCGGTCGTATTAATTCAGCAGGTATAGGTATTTTTTGTCCAGGATTAAGACAAAGTACACTTACAGTTGATTGATTTATTGTAGCAGTGGGTGCAGGTGGCGTAATACATTGTCTAATTATTTGTAAGGAAGTACCCGCCCAATATGTTTGAAACCCAGTAGTAAATAATTCGAATAGAGGTAATTGTTCCGGACTACGGAGTTGTAAATCAAATACACCTTTTATTACATTTTCTAATGCCGCTACATTTCCAGTCATTACGGGGTTACCAATTAGCAAATCACCCGCAGGAGGAGTTTTAACAGCCATATCATATGCATTAGCCATTACCTTAGCCAAATCATCAGAATCGGCAGGTAGCAACTCCATAATTGTTTTAACTTGTTGTCTAAATGTATCCCATGGCATATTAGTAAGTATTAAGGAGTAGGTGGCTTACCTGTTGAGATTCTAACTGCTTTAGAAAGAATTCTACTTTCTAAATTCTTTTTTAGTTCTTTAAACTCATCTCTAGTTGTCTGCTTCATACCACTAACCGGCCCAGCAGGAGTTAATAATCCGGAATCAGCTAAGTTTATGATAGCAGTTATTAAATCATCTAAAACATCTACAAGGTCTTCTCCGTTTACCGCCTGTTGGGTGTTAGTATTACCGATAAGAATAGTTCCGGTATCACCGTTATATATAGTAAATTTCTTATCAGGAGATTGTATATCAATATTTCCTTTTGAATTTATATTAACACCTAAATTTGTATCTATAGAAAATATACCATCTGTAATTACTCCATAGTGACTCTTAGACCAGAATATCATTTCTTCAACTCTAGATGAAAATATCAATCTATCAGATGTGATTAGTATTTGATTTCCCTTTAAAGAAGTAGGATACGCTTCAAACGCATCGGCTTTTTCAGTAAGAATGGGGTTTGGGATTACACCTTTAGCTGGATTCATTTTAAAATTAGTTCCTACTAATGGTTTAGGTGAGCCAGGAATAAAATCAGATTTGTATTTACCACT